GTAATGGTAAAAAAAAACCAACGCACACGTCCAACCAACTGCGGGTCGCCAACCGCCCTTAAACAAACTACCTGATTGTGCTTCAGCTTTATTTATTTCAAGCTGTGCCAGTAAAGCTTGTTGAGCATGGGTATCAGACATCGTTGCAATCTCATGTGCAAGTTTTGCCTTTTGGTCTTTGTCCTCAATAACTTTATCAAGAATGCCTGTTACCGGTCCTATTAACTGTCCTATTATACTCATTTATTTTCCTTTGAAGTATCTCTTCTTCTATTAATCGATCTATCTCTCTTTCTTCCCATATTTCTTCACAGTCTTTTTCCATCTGTTCTTCTTCTAAAGCATATCTTTCTAATCGTTGTTCTTGCAATTCTTCTTCTGATTGTTCTTCTTCTAATTCTTTCATCTGATAATATTTTGTTATGCCCATCCTTTACTCCTTTGGTGTTGCAACTATAGTAAAATTTACACTAAATGATCTTCTTTCGCCTTTTGTTTTAAAAGGATATACACAATGATGCAGGTGCGAAGGGAAAACAAAAAAATCTCCTACTTGTGGCTTGACTAAAAAATTAGATCCTGTATGATTCGCTGCTTGACCATGAACGAATTGTATATGTCCATGTGACGGGTGATGATCTTTATAATCCTCTTCCCATTCTTTCTCAATACCATCCGGAAGTTTTAGATAACCAACACATGATAATGTGCATCCAAGATGAACATGAACAGGATTATATTCGTTTTCAAACTGTCTTACGAACCAACCACTTGAAACTTCAACTCTGTATTCATATAAATCAGGTTGAATGTTTACTCTTCCCATAGAGCAATAAAGTTCTGCATTACTTTGATATCTAATTAAAAATTCACCGAACTCTCTACCCCATAACTGATTAATTTCATCGGTAAATCTTAACTCTTGTTTAACCTTTCCTACAAGATTTTTAGACCAGTCCTCCATTTCTTCATTCATAGAATCATTCATTTTATCTACAAATGTTGGTGACATCTTTCTGTAGCCCAGTATCGGACTAAAAGGTGCAAAAAATTCTTCTTCTTTTTTTGGATTATATATGTTTGCCATAATTGAGCGAGTCCTCTAGGTCAATAAATTTAAGCAACGTAACTATCTCTTTTCTGTCTTAGCTCGTTGATATTATATTCTCTGGTCCCACCATCATACACCCAAGCATAGCCTCTTGCAACCATATCTTCATTAAGACTGCCTTTTTCATCGTACAAATATCCAAGCATACGACCAAACTTACCATCTTTTTCTGTTTTAATTTTAAGGTTAGAAGATGAATCTAATCTTGATTTTAAATATTCTGCTGCCTCAAGACCAAATTGTTTTTCCTCTGCATTAGATGTTCTACTTTCAGGGGCATCTATCCCAGCTAATCTAACTCTTTCTTTTTTTGTTAAGTCAAAACCTAAATCAATAACTATGTCGATGGTATCTCCATCAACAACATTCACTACTTCTTTTACTGAATATTCGTACATTTTATTCTCTCCTTAAAGTTATTTACCATTTTCCATTGTTTTATTTTTTGTCCACGCACTTAAACCAAAGAATGTTCCAATTATGCCCATGTTTGAAATCAAGAATGTACTGAGTATCGGTCCAATATGATCGAGCCTTTCAACCGGAATAAGACCTGGTATAAGCACAACAATAATTAAAATCGTAACTGTAAGCATCGAAAACCACACCATGTATCTTTGCTGGTCTTCTTTCTTGTCAGAATTTTCCATGCGTATCCTACGTTCTTCTCTGTCCAAAGAAGCATTCTTTCGTAGTATCTCATCTTCAAGCTCTTGATGACTAATAACATCATCACCATTTTTATCTGCTTTATTAAATTCACTATCAGGGTCTAACTTTTTCATTTTGTTTTTTGTTCTGTCTATATGAAAATTATCTGTCATTTTATAAATAACCACTTTGGAGGAAAGTGTAAAGTTACAAGCCATGCTGCTGCTAAAGCTATTACTAAAAATATATTAACATAATTATTCATAATTTATTACTATATTTTGCTGCAAAGTAAATTAAAGCAGCTACTGCTCCTATAAAAATTAAAATACCTACAGTGATT